TTTGGCGCTCGCTCATATCCATCTCGTCGGCTACAGAGCTAAAACCACTCGCAGACGATAAGCCTACAAGACTTGGACTAATTACTCTGTGCGCAGTCATTAACTGCGTTTTAGCTTGCTCTGTAAGCGTATCCCATTGTTTGTGAACGCTACTATTAACAGGAAACGGTGTTACGTCTATTGCTACCTCTTGGTCGTTAAAACTAATAATAAAATTCGACGCGTTGCTTGAGCTTGTCAATTTCTTTTTAACCTGTCTTTCAAACTCTTCCTTTTCCTCTGGAGTGTAATTAGTTCCGTTTGGTATATTGATAATATAGCCTGCGCTTAATCCGTTTTTAATAGACGAGATGTACATATTGGATAGCTCCTCTTCAATTTCAGCATATACTAAACCCGACGAATAGTCTGGACTACCAAAGTACTCGTTTCCAACGGTATAAGGTCTAGCTACAAACATCGAGTTACCTTTTTGCGCTCCAAACGCAGGGAATGAGATAGGCGTGTAATCTATATCCGTATATTTCTGCCAATTTCTAGAAAACCAATACTTCTCTATTTCGTTTTTTTCGTTTGCAATCGCAGGAATTAACATCTCTTTAGGTACGTGAGTCAAAGAATGCAACTCTCCGCCCTTGCTTTCTATTATCTCAAAAGAAAACTCGCCGAAAACTTGAAAGTCTCGCACCATTTTACGCAGTTCTCTAGGTCTTAATATCGTTTGTAATCTACCCCAACCCTCAGCGCCTAAAGCTCCGCTCGATGTACGTAGTCCTTTACCATATATTAAGGTAGTATAAGACTCGTTTATACTCGCATTTGTTGGCGAGCCGTTATTCCTGTCTATAATGTAGTTATAGTATTGGTTTAAACGCCCGTTCATTACCCAATCCCTAGACTTATCCTCCATTAATGGCGGTCTAACGTAGTTCGTGAGTGTTATTAGTTTTATATCGCTCATAATATTACCATCTGTATAGGTTTTCCGTTAGCTTATATGTTTGTGAGTTTTGAGTAGTTGCTAAAACTAGACCTCTATAAACTATCTCGTTAGTTACTGAGTCGGTTAATTTTAACTGGTAGCTACTTTCATTTGTAAACGTATAGTCAAACGTAAGAGCAAGCTTATAATCGCCGCCCGTTGTGTAAGTTGTTGTTAAATCTGTAGACGTTCCTAAGGTGCTATCCGTAATTGTAAGCGTTAATACATTAGACGTTGAAAATCTAGGTACTAGCTTTATTGTGTGAGTCGTTAAATTAGGGTTTACTATCATAAAACAAACTTGTATATAATTAAAACGAAAAAAGTCTCGTTTTGTTTCTATTAAGCAAAAAAAAAGCCTCACAAATTAATGTAAGGCTCTTTGAGAGAATAAAACTAAATTAAGATACTACCGCTAAAAACGAGCTTTGTGTTGCCGAATCTAAGAAAGGCGCAAGGTCTTTAGTTGTTGCGACTCCTGTCAAAGTGTACATATTTCCGTCCGTTTTTGCTCCGCCTGTCGATGCTACGACTGTAAAGTCGATTCCGTCGTCAAGTCCTAAAGCTATATAGTTTCCGTTTCTGTCTACTACTACAGCCGACGGATACCCTGCGGCTAATAGATTAAACTCTGCATTTGTTGCAGCGTCCATAGATTTTAAAACGGTTGTTAGCGTTTGAGTATTTACTCTACTGCTAGTATTTCTGTCTCCTACCATAGACTGCTCTAGTGTATTGCCGTCTCCCTCTAAAGGATAAGCAAACGCCGCAGTCAATAGTACATTCATTGCCGTAGCCTCTCCGTTTGAAACGGTAAAAGCATCGGGTAAGCTGTCAAAGAGGTATAGTGTAGACTGACCGCCGAGACCGTCCTTACACACTTTAGCTCTTCCGCTTGTTAATAAACACGCCATAAGTTGTTGATTTTTAGATAGTTAACCAATTAGTTAACTGTTATATAATGTTTTAAAAAAGGGAGGCGGTTAAACCTCCCCTAGTATTTAGGCTGTTGTTGTAAGTAACCAAACTATCTCTGCTCCGTAAGAATATCCTACAGCTCCACCGAATACAGATTTGTATAAAACGTTTCCGCTCAAATCTACTTCGTCAAGGTCTTTTACTCTAATAGAGGTAGCGTCTGACGCTAATCCTGTACCCATTGTAATATTAGACTTCTCAAATAATACGATTGTATTATCTGGTAATCCGTTTACAACTTGCACGTTGTAACGTCCGTAAACTAGTCCTGTGTTTGCGTCTCCACCTAATCCGTTAGCTGCTCCGTTTTGGATAAGTAACTTTGTGTAAGCATCCGCAACGTCTGGAGATACGATAAAGTTTACTGCTTTACGTCTTAGTGCGTAAGGCAATGCTCCTGTTGCTGCGTCGAATGCTGCTAGTACGTTAGACGTAGAGATAGCCGCTCCGATTGCTGTGATTCCGTTGTTTGCTTTTATAACGTCTCCGTCTGCTGCAAACTGCGTGATTAATCCGCTCATTTGTCCTGCTGCTCCCGAGCCGTTCCAGATTTGGTTTTCAAACCATTCAGCCAATTTTCCTGCTGTATCTGCTACAATAGCGTCTGCAATCTCTTGAGGCGTTTGGTCGTTAAAAGCCGACGCACCCATAGACTCGCCGCTCCATGTTGGGCGGAAATCCTCTTTACAGATTGTAAATTCATTTTTAAACTTTGAAAGTGTTAATACTTTCTCAGAGTAAGCTACAGCGTCTGTTGCTGCGGTAGTACCACAAGCGTAATCTACTACTCCTAGAGTAACGTCTAAGTTTCTCAAGTTTAATTTGTACCCTACGTCTGGTACAACGTTAATTAGTCCAAGTCTAAGAGTATCCTCTTCCTTGATAGCTTGCAACATAATATCTACTGCTGCCTGCCCTGCGTAATTTGATGTAATTGCCATTTCTTTATCTATTTTAAATTAATTAATTTACTTGTTTTGGTTTGCTAGTTTAATAGCCTCAAGGATTCGCCCTTGCTTTGTTAAAGTTACTTGTTTTGGTTGTGAGCTCACAGGCTCTACAGACGGCTGCGCCGAAAGTGTTACTACCTGCTTTTTTAACTCTACGTTTTCAGACGTTAAAGTTTCTAGTTTGTTTTTGATTTCGCTCATTTCAACGCCCATACTATCAACGTAAGCCTTAAACATATCGTTTAAAATCTCTTTTATTACGTCCATATTTGCATCGTCATCTTCTACGAGCTCGTCCTCGATTACTTCGCCGTCTTTCTCAAGCTCAGCCTCTACTACTTCCTCTGCCTCTGGAGCTACTTCCTCCTCAGCCTCAGCCTCAGCCTCAGACATAGACTCTACTAGTCCGTCTTTTACAACGATTTCGCCGCCCTCGTCGATTTTATACGTTCCGTCGGCTAGAGATACTTTCTCGCTTTCGTCTGCAATTAAAAATACAGCCGTTCCAACCTCTAAAGTTTCGCCGTCGAATTGAATATCTAGCTCGCCAGATTTTACACTTCCTAGAGTTACCTCTACCTCCTGCTCTGCTCCAGATACTATCTGTTTTAGCAAGGCAAGGATATTCTTGTTACTTTTACTCATTTGTATATTAGATTTAAAATTTACTTCTTCAAGCTCTACCATTCCGTCAATAGAGAATCCTTTTAATTCGCCCGTTTTGATATAGTTATTCCAAATATCGTCGTTATCTACTTTCATAGAAACGAGCCAAGAGCCTTTAGGATATTCTAATCCAAACGCTGCGGACTTATCTACTTTGGGATTTTCTACTAGCCACGACTCTACAAAAGTAACGCCCTCGATAGGCTCGTCATGCTCTAGCTTAGAGTTTAGTTGGAATCCAGACTGAAAAAAGTTTTGTGAAAAATCTTTTATTGTTTCAGCGCTAAAAAACATCTCAAACTCGTTGCCGTCCTCGTCTACTCTGTAGATTAATTGGTCGGGCTGTAAAACTAAGCCCATTAAGATACGTTGCTCTTCGTCTACTTTCGCAAACTTTACAATCTTCTCTTGTTTAGCCATTGCGATAAACGTTTCCTCTGTGGCAGGCGCGTTTACCAAACTAATAGCAAAGACTCCTTTGCTCTTTTTATTGTATTTGCCCTCGTATCTCTTCATAGTTTTATACTATTATAACAATAAATTGTTGTTTTTGTTATTTTTATTTCTAA